CAAGCAAAAAATATTCATACTAATTCAGAAGAAGAAACCAAATCAAGAGCTGGAACTGAGTATAGAATTAGTGCATTAACTAATTTTACTGCAAAAGCAGGTTTTGGCGCTGCAATTAAAGCAGATGGAGAGGCTAGTCTAGTCGGTGGTTTAAGAGCAGTTATCAAGGCTAAAATTAGGATAGACTTAAATTCAGGTTCACCTATTCTAAAACCAAAAGATGTGCCGATCATTCCACTAATAGCACAGACAGACACGTTGTTTGACAAAGAAAAGGGTTGGGCAGCAGCACCTGCAAAACTGTTAACTATTGCTTCACGGACTCCGGCTCACTATCCGTGGGCAAATGCAGGTCAAGGGGTAGATGTTAAAGTTAGTGGCGACTCCGAAGACAATTTACCAAGCCCGCCTTCTGCGGCAGTTCAAGCAGTAAACCAAGCGGCTGAAGGTTTACCAGCTGACCCGCCTAGTACTGCTACTGTATCCTCAGTCCCGCCGGTATCAGCAGTATCCGAAACTATGGACAAGACAACAACGGACGCTGTCTTAGGGTCAAGTGCAACATCAGCAGCCGAAGGCCCGGGACAAGAAGCTGTAACATCGGGAGCAGCTATTGTATCTCCGACAGACGCACCCAATATTAATGGAATTAATAGTGCATTAGGAGAAGCTGCTGCTACTATCGGCGGAGTATCTACTCAGGTAACCGTCGCAGATAGGGCACTTTCTTCGCTTACCGGATCATTCAGCAATAATACAATAGCAATGGGTTCATTTGCACAAACACCAACTCAGTTAACTGTTAGTGGTATTCTAAAACCAGGCACAGCTACACTTATTAATGGACTAGCATCTTCTGGAAAAAATCTAACATCTACAACACCAGACATATTATTTGCTGGAAAACCAGGTGCTGAAAATATCAATATGTTAGCAGAGAATACTACGGCTCAGGCAGCGTCACTTGTATCAGTTCTAAAAGTAGCCCAGCAACAGTTAAATGATGTTGGTGTTCTATCCGGAAAAGAATCATCTACGCAATCTGCCGGTCTCATAACAGCGGCAGCTAGTTTTGGAACCGACGCCGTAATCGACACGGTACGAGATTTCGGTACAAATATACTTCCGTCTAGCAATGCTAGTCAATTAGCAAGTAGAATAATAACGACCGATTCGGTATCCGCTGCTATCTCTAGTTCACAAGCATTAAGAACAAACGTAACAGATCAACTAAGCAACCTAACAGGTGTCAATACCGGCGCGGTACTTAGCACTATTGGTAAAGGTATATCGGCCGCTAACTTAGCTAGCACTTTAGGCGGTTTAGGCGGTATTGCTAACTCCCTAAAATCTGTCAGCGGCGTACTAGGAGGACTTCGTGGAGGAATTGTTTCATTAACTAGTTTGCTTAACTCAGTTAAGGGTATTTCTGGGTCAGCATATGCGGCGGTGCTAGCCGGATTCACTAAACTAGAACCTAATGTTCCGCAGTACCTAAGCGAGTTTGCTAAGAAAACTTCTGCAATATCTACAATAGTTTCTAGAGCTAGCTCTTCTCCTAATTCAGGTAGCTCACTAAACTCTTTAGGCAACACATTAAGCAGTTTGGCATCAAATGCAACTTCATTGGCTAACGATCTTCAAACAGCAGAAAGGGTTACGAATAGTATCGAAAATACATTTAATAATTCAATTGATAGCATAACGGGAATAGGAAACAATATTGGCGGTGCGCCTTCAAGATTGCCAAATACCATCAACGGTGGTATTCTTGACAATGTATTAGTAGAAACACAATCTAATGCTAATACATCGCTATCTACATTGATTGATTCAGTATCTGGTACAAATGACCAACAGTTGATAAATGCGGTAAGTGATTCCACTGATATGATTAACAGTATGGCCGGAGCCTCAACCGCACTAGCGTCCGGTGGACTCACCAGTCTAGCGAATGCAGCTAGAGTTACTCAGTCCGGTGGTGGAGCAGCAGCCGCATCAGCACTAGCTAGTGGGTTATCTAATTTACCGGGAGGAATAAGAACAGTTTCAACTGTAACTAATTTAGCAGCCAATGCTGTTAACTCACTGCCCGGCACAAGTATACTAACCAGTGAGATGAAAAATATTCAAACACAAGTGCTGAACGGGTTAAGCACGGTATCATCTGTTGCCAATTCGTTAGGAAGTTTTGCTAATAGAGCAGGTGGCCTAACATCAGCTATCACATCTAGATTGCCACTTGGTCAAGCCTCGCAACTATTATCATCCTTGTCTGCACTGGGAGCTGGCGGCGCAAGTCCTATCAAATTACCTAGCATAGGAATCAATACGATAAACAGACAATCTCTTACAGCACAGATAAAAAGTGTCATAGGTGACCCTGGAATTCCAGAACCCAATTTATTGGGAGAAATCAGTGAATCAACTATTGCAAGTTTTGAGCAAGAACTTCTTACAGCACTAGAAGATATACAAAAGATTGAAGATGAATTGAATGCTGCCCTTCAAGTTGAAAATACTGCCTATGCAAGACTCACTGCTATAGAAAGAGACGCTCCGTTTGGGGATCCGGCAATCGCTGAAGCTAGAAGAATTTATATTGAAGCCACTAACAGATCAAGTGAATTAATGGACCAATATATAAAGCTGACAGAAGCGGATAGTACTTCGATAAATACTAGTAATACAGGATTAGTATAAAATGGCAACTTATTTAGGATTTAGTACGCAGAATGTTGGTAAGTCTCAAACTACTAACGCCTTGTCTGGTAGAGACGGCGGTCCCGGTGGAATAAGACAATCAATAGTATGGGGCAAAAAGTTTAAATTAGTCGATACTAAATTAGTAGTGCAAGACTTTATCAATGCCATGAATATACGTAAGGGGACTAAAGTAGGTCAACCCGGTTACGGTACTTCATTGTGGGATTATGTATTTGATACTAATACCCAGGCTGTACGAGCGCAAATTGAAAATGAAGTCCGAAGACTAGCTCGCCTTGATCCTAGAATCATTCTTAACTCAGTAGCAATTTACTCAAATTCTAATGGAGTTTTAATTGAACTTCAAATGGCGGTAGCACCTATGAACGAAGCATTCGTAACTAAAATTAATGTCAGTTTAACCACAGAAACTGCCTCAATAGTCTAATCCACAGTTTTTTCTATGATAAATATATTATCAATAGAGAGAAACTATGGCAACAAGTTCAAGACAATCAGCACTGTTCGGCCCCAACGACTGGAAAACTATTTACCAGACGTTCAACCAAGCAGACTTTCGTAGTTATGACTACAACACTTTGCGTAAAGCATTCATTGACTACTTACAATTAAATTATCCAGAAACATTTAATGACTATGTGGAGTCAAGTGAGTTTGTTGCACTGCTTGATGTTATTGCCTTTATGGGTCAAGGTCTTGCTTTCCGTAATGACTTGAATGCTCGTGAAAACTTTATTGATACTGCCGAACGTAGAGACAGTGTTGTTAAGCTTGCCAATCTTGTGAGCTATACTCCAAAAAGAAATATCGCAGGTCAAGGCTATCTAAAAGTAACTAGTATAAAGTCTTCGCAAAATATTACTGACATTAACGGATTAAATTTAAGCAATGTTCCTGTATTATGGAATGACCCAGCCAACCCAAATTGGTTAGAGCAGTTTAATACGATTATTAATGCAGCACTAATCGATACACAAAGAATCGGTAGACCGGGCAATGTTAGTGAAGTAGCTGGAGTAGACACCAGTGAGTATAGTATCCAAATTGCTCCCAATGCATTACCGATTGTACCTTTTACTAGCACAGTAGACGGTGTCAGCATGAACTTTGAGCTATGCAGCGTATCAAGCGTTGACAGTAATTCTATCTACGAAATACCTCCGGCGCCCACTGGCAGATTCAATATGGTATATCGTAACGATAAATTAGGATTCGGCTCGCCAGATTCTGGTTTCTTCTTTTATTTTAAGCAAGGAGCCTTGCAAACATTTGATTTCAGCCTACAGCAGCAAATTGCTAATCAAAACATTAATATTGATATTCAAGGAATCAATAACACAGACACTTGGTTGTATAAACTCAATCAGGGTAACATAAGAGATTTGTGGCGCCAAGTAGAAAATGTATATGCCAACGCATACCTGCAAACTGAACGAACAGATAAGCAAATATTTTCGGTTAGCTCACGGTTCAATGATCAGGTAACCTATGTGTTCGGTGATGGTGTGTTCAGTGAAATCCCTGTAGGAAACTTTAGAGCATATGTAAGAGCTGGCAATGCGCTTACTTACACAATCTATCCGTCAGACATGAATGGCTTGTCAGTGACATTCACCTATATCTCAAGATTAGGTAGAGCAGAGATTTTGACACTTGGACTGTCATTGACACAAACAGTTACTACAGCCCAAGCTAGAGAGTCTATTTCTAATATCAAACAGAGAGCGCCAACTAGATATTATACACAGAATCGCATGGTCAATGGGGAAGACTACAATAACTTCCCATACACGTTGTATAGTTCAATAATCAAAAGTAAAGCAATCAACCGCTCAAGTGTTGGGGTTAGTAAAAACCTAGACCTACTAGATCCAACTGGTAAGTATTCAAGTACCGTCAGTTATGGTAATGACGGGGGATTATATCTAGACAGTAATGATGGATTCCTAAATCTAACAATTAACAACTCTAGTGATATCATTGCATTCTTTACTGGCACCCTAGCTAGTGTACTGACATTGAATAGAGCTACCCAGTACTATATACAAAATTATCCACGCTATAACGTGAATGCTAGTAGCGGTGACGGGGTAGTATATTGGCAAACAAGTAACGTAACAGGCGATGCAGTAACTGGGTATGTCTACAACAGAACAGGTAGCTTAGAGCAACCTATCAGTGTTGGAACATTCAATACTAATAATTTAAAATATTTGACGACCGGTGCTATAGTAAAATTCACTGCACCAACTGGATTTTATTTTGATAATAATAATAGACTAGTGCAAGGGATTCCCGGACCAAGTAACAGTACTTTTATTTGGACTACGGTATTGAATGTAATTAGCGACGGGTCAAATAATGGACAAGGAAGCTTTGCTAACGGTACTGGCCCTATTAAATTTAATGGCTATATTCCCGACGGCGCTATTGTAACTCAAATTATTCCTGTATTTGGAAATAGTATTCCTACTAGTGTAATTCAAGAAGCATTAATTAGAATGGAATTGAATCAAGATTTTACTCTTGTATTTGACAACTCATTATTAATTAATCAACTCAGATGGAGTGTGAAGAAAATCACTGATCCAAATTGGTTTGTGAAATTTACTAGCATTGGTGAAAATAGATATTCTGTAACTTACAAATCACTAGTTTATTATTTTGGAAGTGTGGCAGATACTAGATTTACGTTTGCTAAAAACGAGCTAGTATATGATCCCTTTACTGGTAAAATTATTCAAGATTTTATTGATGTTTTGGGAATAAACACTTTGCCCAACTCAGTAAACAGTATTGGTAAAAATACAAAGATCAATATCTTAGGACAGACAGTCCAGAGTGACGGGTATGTGGATGATTTCCAAGTTGAAGTTGCAGCGACCGATGTCAACAACAATCAACTAATTTTGAATCCAGACTTTTTCAATGAAATTACTGGATATGATCCTTTAGGTTCTAATGTCGGCATCTATGCGTTCTTTGAAATTCTCCAAGACCCGATTAATCTTACTAGACAATACTTGTTACCAACCACTGAGATCCAGTTTCAATATGCTACGCAAACTGATATTGAGTTAGTGAAGTATGATTATCCTGTTGGTCAAGTGTTTTATGCGTTCGGTGCAAATAAATTTTACAAAACAGTTCAAGATCAAACTGTAACAGTTCCCTTCTATGTATTAGTAGAACAACCACAGTTCGTTGTAAAATTTGGAAGACAAGGACTTAGTTTTCAGTACAAGCACAATTCAAACAACACAAATAGAATTGATCCAGTAACTACTAATATCATTGACTTGTATCTAGTGACTCAGAGCTATTACACAGAATATCAAAATTATGTTGTTGATAGTACTAATACTATTCCTGAGCCAAACAAACCTACAATTACTGAATTAGCAGCGCAATATCCTGAAATTCAAAACTATAAAATGTTGTCGGATTCGGTGATATTAAATAGTGTAGAATTTAAACCGTTGTTTGGTCCTAAGGCTGATCCAGCGTTGCAAGCAACTATCAAAGTAATCAAGACAAGGAATACTAATGCTAGTGATAGTGAAGTTCGTAGTGCAGTGTTAGCAGCCATGAACCAGTATTTTAATGTTAACAATTGGGACTTCGGAGACACTTTCTATTTCTCAGAACTTAGTGCCTATCTACACGCTGAATGTACAGACCTTATTAGTTCGGCAGTGTTAGTACCTAGTGATCCGACTATGAGCTTTGGGGATTTGTATGAAATAAAATGTAGACCTTTCGAAATATTTGTTAATGCAGCAACCGCAAATGATGTGCTAGTTATAGCAGCACTCACACCCGACGAATTACAGGTACGATAAATATAGATATGGCACGTATTAGAACCTTAAATTTCCTCCCGGAAATCTTTCAAACCCCTACTAACGCTGAATTTCTTTCGGCTACCCTCGACCAGCTAACTAGCAACCCGGTTACTACCAGGGTGCAGGGATATGTAGGTAGTAGATTTGGTTCAGGAGTTAATGCTCTCAACTACTATGTTACTGAGCCAACCAAAACTCGTACTGATTACCAGCTTGATCCAGGCGTGGTGTTTACTAAAACCGACGAATCAGTTGCTCAAGACTTTATTACGTATCCGGGAATTATTGATTCATTGAAGCAGCAAGGAGCTGTCACTAATAACAATAATCGGTTGTTTGAGAGTCAATTCTATTCATGGGATAGTTTTACTAACTTAGATAAAATAGTTAATCACTATGAATATTATTGGCTTCCTGAAGGCCCTCCCGTAGTAACAGTGTCTCCTAGCGTAGTGTTCACTAACGAAGATTATATCGTCGGTGACTTACCAAACGCATATGAATTAACAGAGGTTGGTTCTAGCAATAACACCGGACTCAATCCTACTATTTCGTTGTTGCGCGGCGGAACTTATAACTTC